GCATCATACAAGTGATCTTCTGCCTTGGTGTCAACATCCTCTGGATTCTTTTTGTCCAGTGGGATGCTTGGTATCTGCGCTATCGTGTTAGTGCAGTTATTCATAAATACTAACATAGGCTTTTCGGTAAACTCATCTACCTTTAAGCGTCTATGTATTTCGTTTTTACCTGCGATACGTGAGCCTCTAGAGCGATCAGAAGGACGCCATCGACAACCCTTCATGTTCATTTGCTCTGCTAGTGATGGCCCAGTATCGCCACGGTTGTGCCACAAAGAGCTATCAAGCACACCGTATCTCATTCCGCCATCTCCTGCTTCTGCTTCTAATATCATATCCGCTAAATCAGAAGCAGTAACCTTTGAGACATACAACTCTCTGTATACTATAAGCTGCTCGTTGGGAGCAACAGTAAACCAAAGAACACCAGTATAAGAACCATACCCGTAATCACATGCCCTAAACCTAGCCCAAGATTCAGGTATTTCAAACTGTTCGACAACGTGGGTAGTTCTGTCAAATTCGGGAAAAGCCGCTCCTTCGTTGATATCCCAGTTACCTTCGAGGAGTTGCTTTCTTTGATGTTCTGGTAGAGACAAGAGCATTGCCTCGTAATCTCCCTCTTCAGCGAGGTATGGGTTATCGAAGAGAGATGCAGGAATAAACCTACGCTTGAATAGAGGCTGACCTTCCTTGCTGTGGCCTTTAGGGAATGTGATAGTTTTACCAGTTTCAATTTCAGTTGCCCAAAAAGGTTTACCTGCTGGTGCAGGATCAATAAACATTTTCTTTACCCAACTATGCCCAGCGCCACCGGGGTTTGTTGTAGCTCTCATATATAGACCTAGCTCTTTACCGTATGCACTACGTAAACGAGATCTCATATAATCCCAAGCGTAAGGTGTAGGCCATTGAGTAAGTTCGTCAAATCCAATCCAGTTAAAAGCCTGTCCTTGGTAACGTGTGACATCGGTATCCTTATCCAGATACGACATCCATAGTCTTCCACCTTTAGGAGATATCCATTGTGACTTACGTTCAGACCATTTGATTCCTGGTACGGCACGTGGGTATAACTCCTGTGACTTCTGTATAAGTTCCCTTAGTTCCTCAGTTGTGTGTCGTACAAGGAGTCCAGAAAAGTGTGGGTTATTCAGGCCGTGTAATGGATCTGCCAACATAGCATATGACTTACCACCACCTGCTGCTCCACCGTACAGCACTTCTCTCTCTGAACTGCTCAAAAAGTTTGTTTGTGGACCCTCATTAGGTTTGAATACAACTTCTTGTGCTTCGTCAACATCATACTCAGGGGCTACTACCTGCGCTGGGATAGTTTCAACTGGGGGAGCTTCTATCTCCGCTGGCTTCTGAGTATGCACCGACTCCTTGTGTTTCGAGCTTCTCGATTTCCGAGAGCGTTTCTTCGAGCCACTTGGCAAGCTTGCGCTTAATGACAGATGCTTTTCTACGTTTTTGCTCAACTTCTATTCTCTTCTTTAAGCCCATATGCGAGATGTATCGGCCTGTTTCTTTACTCAGCCATTGTGCTACTGCTCTGTAACTATACTGTCTGAGGTGACGTTTTGCAAGTTCTAAAGCTTCCAACTCATGCTCAATCGGCACAAGTAGCTTATCATTTTCTGGATGCACATCATAACCAAAAGGAACCTTTACAGTTGTTCTGACTATGGTGTGCCACTCTTTGTTATGGTTCTTGGGTGGCAGAGGTAACTGCCAATAGCCCAACTCTCTTTGCGGTATTATTCGTTTGTACCTTCTTTGGGTGGTAAATAAAAGATGCCACCCCCAGAGGTGACATCCACTTTGTCAACCTTGCCAAGACCTGCTCTGTCAAGTAGATCTTTGGCAGCTACCATTTTTTCTTTGATACCTAATTCCGTAGGATCATATAACGCACCAACCATAGCCATAGCAGCTTTTGGTGCAGTACGTGCAAAATATGTACGAGTCTTCTCACCGATCTCGTCCTTCAAAGATTCAACAATCGCTGCAGTGTTACTGTTATCGCCGTAACCTGCCAGTTTTTTAGCAGCGACAACATCACCATTAGCTTCATCAAATAGTACATCTAAGAAACGCTGCTGCTTATCTGTTAAATTTCTCGCCATATATTGCTTCCCTTATTTGTGACCGACCTATACCTAAGTCGTTTAATTCTTTGTCGGTCATCATGTGCATCATTCGAAAGTCTGCACGTTTTTGTTGTCTAATACAGTGGTTATCCCATAGACGTTTTAGTAAGTTTTTCATAACACTATCTCCTTGTTTGTGTGTGGAGATAGTTATACTTAAATGTAGGTCAGTGAGTAGTACCTATTATTGCATACCCGTTACCCTACTGGGTTAAAGGTTTCAGTTATAGTAACAATAGTTTCTACATCACCTGAACTGCCCGGAGTTACTTGTATTTTATCTCCTGCAGCTAGTATTATTGATATGTCTGAAAATTGTTGAAAGTCACCTTGGGCCATACTTTTAGCACTTAGTATTTTAGTTGTAACAGATCCTGTAGCCTGAAACCATGCAAGGGTAACAGTATTAGTAGCGCCAACATTCAGTACATGAATGAAAGATATATCTGCCCTACAATTAGCAGGACAGGTATATACATCTTCTGCTGTAGTGCCTGTGTTGTTTCCAGCTACAGATTTTATCCGTGCTGGTTTGCCCTGATTGGTTAGTGACATTACTTGTTCTTCATACCTTTTAGTGGCCTAGCAGCAGGGGCTAAGAAACCACCTCTTGCCATCTTCTTCATACCACCCTTGGCATAACCTTTTTTCTTCATGCCACCTTTAGCATAGCCCTTCTTTTTCATCATGCCGCCTTTGTTCATTTTACCTTTACCGTCAGCAGCATAGAAAGGAACCATCTTTCCTTCCTTGTTCTTTACCATTTTTAGTCCACCTTTAGCGTAGCCTTTTTTCTTCATGCCACCCATTGCGTAACCTTTTTTCTTCATCATTGATCTATATCCTCGCTATAAAGATTGTTGAAAACTCGTTGCGTATCCCAAACATAGTCTACGTTTTCCTTCGAGTTGAACATATGTTGATTTGGCTTAAAGTCTGGCGCACCTTCACCAGTTTCAAACCAAGCTGGGTGAGTTACTCTCACTCTGTTATTGGGCAACGCAACCATGTTACCAGTGTAAGGTCCAGCATCTAGTAGTTCTAACACATGGGATTGTTTGTGTTGTGCTGGGTCATCTGCTACTTCATTGTCTGTATAATCTACAGTGAAGTAATATTTAGCTGGGTAGAACTCTCCATCTACTTTTGCTATCCAAGGCGCTGGGCTTGCTCTCTCTAATTTATACACTGAATGTGTATGAGACATACAATCCCAAGGCTGTGCTAAATATGGTGGTAACTCGTCAGGCCATTGCTCTACTGGTGTATCAGCTACTAGTGCAGTTAAAGGCATCCTTGCCCACATAGCACCACCATGTACATTTGGTGAATCATCTTCGTCTGACTCACATCCTGTAAATATTACTTGAAAGCTTAGTGTTCTATTTGGCATTGTAGTAACGCCAATCACCATAGCATGTAAAAATTCACCGTGGTATTCTTCTAAATTTTTTGTGTACTCTCTGCGTACCCACGCTTTGAAATACGGTATACTACTTGTAAGAAACGCCATTTACTATCCTTTTTTGCGTTTCCTCCCTGATGCTGTTACAGACCATTTAACTTTACTAGGTCCAGTTTTCTTCCTTGCTTCGGCTTTACTAATTCTACCTGCTACTGCCTTTGGCCTACATGCAGGATATGGTCTGCCCTTGTCTTTCTTACCAGAGCGCCCACACTTCTTGCCTGTCTTTACGTCACGCCAATCTTCTTTGAACCACTTAGTGAGTCCACCTTCAGCGTAACCTCTACGACTTTCTAGTACGTGCTTTGACCTTTGCAACTGTGCCTCCCTTGCTGTAAGTACCACCACGTGCCTTATACGTCTTGACTAACCAAGCACTTCCGTATGCGCTGGGCCATGTTTTAAACTTTTTCTTAGCTTCTGATTTTACCCTAGAGTATAATGCTTTATTTTTTGGTGTTGCCATTATTCTTTACCTGATTTCTATATGCATTTCTAAAAACTGTAGTTAAAAAGAATTGTTGTTTTTGTACTTTATCTATATCAGCAGTGCCTACTTCTGATTCCCATTTTTCTCTTTTAAAAGGTATAATTTGTATTAACGGTGTACCTTTTTTTAGTAGATACTTGTGTGGTGTTTTTGGTCCTGTATATCTAAAAGGAAAATTTACACAACCGTAATAATGATCTGTTTCAACTACACCTTCAAACAACTGGATTGGTATATTAAAAGAATTACTTAAACTTTTAAATCTGCAAGAATATCCTTTAGGTGTTTGAACTACAAACAAATTATTAAATTTGTATACTTGTCTCCAAGGATTATCACCATGAAGTCTTATCTTTTCTTTCAAGGGTTGTGGATCTACGTTTATTTGATCGTCACCATGTTTACCTATAATAGGTTGCCCTTGATCAAAAGCAAAATGATTTATACCACTATAAAAGTTTAAAGATAGATAAGTTCCCTTTTCATTTTCTGCAACTTCAAATTCTATATCACAATGTGTTTTCCAAACGTAACCTTCTGAACAAGCCTCTATTAAAGGTAAACATCTTTTTGCTGTAGGAAAATTATTCTGTTCATTGGGTATAACTTTTATCCACTCAGGTATTGCTTTTGAAGCTTTTACAGGAGGATCTATGGCTCCTTCTACACGTGGCACTACGCCTAGAAATTTTATTTTATTCTTTTTTCGAAACACTTTATGTTCTTCTTGATTTGGTTCCTGAACATTTCCATTTCTTCCTCGATAATCTCAATGGGCTATTGGGGTTTGCTGCTGCCTTTGGGTGTTTTTTCATTTGCCCTGCGCTTCTTGCACAGTATGAATCACCTTTACTTGTTCCTGGTCTGATACGCTTACCACCGTCTTTAGCTTTACCTGCTTGACCGTAGCTTACTTTTACCTTACGCCCTGTTTTAGGGTTGGTAACTGTCTTGGCAAACATCTTGCCTTTACGTGGTGTAGCCATGTTATAACCTCAACTCTGTTAAACCTTTAGTATCACCAATAGTTCCTGTAGGGAATGTATTAAACGCTAAAGATATTCTTTCTTCTTTTCTATCTGATGGCATCACACCATGAGCCATATCAGAATCAAACATAATAATTTGTCCTGCTTGTACTGGATGTTTAACTGCACTATCTTGCACAAGTTGAACTCTTGAACTTATTAAGTTTTGATGATCTTTAAACCATATCGCATCATCATCACTAGTCTTAAAATAAATAACGCCTGACATGAAACTGTTAGGATGTGGATGAAAAGGATGATAGCCTTGACCTTCAGTTATATTAACCCAAGATTGTGTTATCCTTAGTTTGCACTTTTCATCTGGTACAAAATCTTTGAACATACCATCTAGTTCTTTTTGTGCAGCGTCTTTTATGTTTTTAAACTCAGGACGTTCTAGAACATATGTATCCTCAGTGGATAAATTACCTTCATTAGTTCTGTATTTTAATTCTTTTAGTTTGGTAATTGTTTCTTCGTTACACCAACTATTAGGTAGATTATTATATGTTGCTACAAATACATGCTTTGGAAAAAGTTGTCTAAGCGCTCTTGTTACTTCCATGTTACCTCTACAGTGGGTTACTTGCTAATTCATCATACGCTTTCCAAATATCATCAATCTCTGTTTGGATTACGTCTAGCTTGTTTCCTATAGTATCGGTTATTGTAGTTGCTTTGTCAACCTGTGATCTTAAATCTAGTAAAACTTTTTGTTGTTCTAGTATTTGCTGCATATTAGTAGCGAGTTGTGCAAGCTTAGAATTTAGTCCACGCACATCGTTATCTATGATAGCTTGTTCTACTGTCTGTATTCTACTTGTTACGTCTGCTTCTAGTTGTGTTATGTCTTCGTTTAGATTTGTTTCGGCTTCTTGTAATTCTTTGCGTATTGCTTGACTAGCTGTTGTTAATTGATTTGCCGCAAATGTTTTATTTGCTGTTCTATCTCTTTCTGTGTCTGTACTTAACTTAGTCAAGCTTTTTTGTAATTCTGAAATTTGCTTTGCGTTGGTTGAGCCTTTTCCTATTGCTTCTTCTACGCCACCCTCTACGCCATAGAACCTATTGAGAGTATCATAACCCCAATAGACACCACCTGATACAGCAGATAGAACTGGCAAAGCCACAGCAACCATCCAGCCCTTGACATTAAAGCCTCCTATGCTGAACTCCATGCTCATTAGTTAGGCATGGTTCCATATTGTTCTACGTACTCACCAGCTTCAAACAGGTCATCTGCTGACACCATATCTTCTGTTAGGTAACCCTGCCAGCCAGAACCAAAACCATCGTTATCCCAGTTAATTACAAATTCATCTATATTCTGTGTATACGTGATGGTTGTGTAGTTGCCGACTACAAAGTTATTAACCTGTGCATAGCTGTCAATGCTGGCTGTTAGTTCTGCATTATTAGCAGCAGCCATAAATGCACCAGCTTGTTGTGCGTAGTTTTCTACTTGTGCTACGGCTTGGTTGTACGCATCAACTTCAGCTTGATCTATCTGGTATTCTTCCTGACCCATCAAGCCTTGTAATGCAGCTTGCTCTGGTGCTGTGTCGGCTGCAGCAGCAGCTTCCATGATACCAGTAGCAGTTAGTACCTCTGTAGAAGCATCTGTTAGTAAGTCGATAGCTTCACCTAAACTATTCATTGCACCTTGATACTCTTGTGTGAACAACTCCTGTGCGTTGGTAGCGGTAGCGTAGTCGTGGTTCATTACAAGATCGTGTGCTTCTAGGTAGTCATCTAACTCGTCCTGCGTAATTAGTGCATCATTCATAGCGTCATCTACAATGACACCGCCCAGCGCAGCATAGCCAGTAGCACCTACTGTCATTGTTGCTCCGTCCGTCACCCTGTTCTTTATAGCACCTAGAGATTCAATGAGGTAGTCTATCTTTTGCTGACCTGTCATAGTCAGGTTAAGATCCGTTATCTCCAGTTCCAGCGTTTGAGGAGGTGGTGGCTGGATTAATGGTTCGCTTGTTGCGTTTGCTGCTCCTGAAACGATCACTAATGGACAACTTAGGAGTAGTATCTTCCACAATCTCTTCTTCATCGTATTCCTCTCCGACTCTTAATAGAGTATCCCAAAACTGTTTATCGTCTGCGTAACCTACTACAAATGTTGCAGGGTCTTCACGGTACTTGTTTATTGCCTTCTTGCCCATCAACAATCTGCCAGTACGTGCATCGTTTATAGGGCATGGAGTATTTGCTAACATCATACTCCTAAATACTGTAGGGTCTTGGCACATCACTGAGATGGCTGACACCTGTAATCCTAACCCACCAACCTGTTGAGGTAAGCCCAGCAATCTAGCATTCTTTCTGCGATTGCAGTTGGGGTCTTGTTGCATCTCACCTTGGCTGAGTCCAATTATATTTAATTGTAAGCCTCTGCTCTTCGGGATTAAACAAGAGTCATTACCTCCCCCACCCATCATTGTCGGAGAGATACTTGACATTACCGGGCTACTTCCCGGGGATGAACCTGCTCCGTTATAGTTTGTGACTTGACTTGTGTTGTTCGATTCTACGGTTGAGTCTTCGTAGTTATTCGAGAAGTCACCTGTTATGTCATTGCCGTTGTCGTTTGTCGTGGTGTTGTTATTAGTTACACCATCATCTATCGGAACTTGTTCCCCTGCATATGCGTGGCAGGTTGTTAGCGTAATGAGCAATATCGCTACACATAAGTTCCGTAGCTGCGTCTTTGTGACCGATAATTGCAAGGGTTTGAGCATCTTGGTTTCTCTGACATGCGACATCTCCTACCCTGCATGACGCTGTATAAGTTATTGATTGACAACCAGTAAGTAACATTAGTACACATAGTTGTATGGATAGTTTTGGTTTTGTCAACACTTTTATTTACTGTTCCGTAAAAAGATATTACCTGCAAAAGATACTCGATAATCGTCACTCGTATAAAAAGGATACACACAATGGTTTAGATTTGAAGGAAACATACATATATAGTTCTGCATTTCCTTGCTTATCTTTATGGGAAACTGCTGAGGAGGATGACCATGAATAAAAGCAAAAAAACTACACATATTATTTGCAACATCTGGGTACAGTTTCATCTCTTCTTCTACATCAAAAGGTATCTTGTTCCAAATTACAAAACTTAGAAAGCCTGAATGATTGTGCATAGGATTAAACTCATGTTTTTCCATGTAGTTAACCCATATGTGGTCTATTTTTAATTGTTCTTCTGCAATAAGCTGCGTGTCTCCTATTTGGAAACACTGTCTTAGCGCTGGGTCTCCTTGTATAGTACAAGTAGCCATCCAAAGTAAAAACTTATTTATAGCATCAGAATGTAAATGCTCTGGAACTGCATATTCTTTCTTTATATGCCCAGCTAATCTGTCGTTATACTCGTGCAGATCTTTAAAATTAGTCTCTCTTATATACGTATCTATACCGTCAAACTCTTCTGCTACGTCTGACGGAAGTTTTCCTATAGTTGCCTTAGTAAGTAAGTCAATACTTAGAGGTCTTATCTCTCCCGGGTTTAGCGGTCCTACTCTATCCAACGTTTTTTCTCTTTCTATCTGGATCTAACACTTCATGCCTCTGCAAAAAGCCCTCTAAATACATAGCTCTTTCTACGTGGTCCAGTGTGTACCTCTTTCCTAGCCTAGCTTCCAGCGCCTCACGCACATAAAATACGTCTGACTTAGGTATATGTACTCTTCTAAGCCTTTTACTGTCACCGTCTGCTATAGCATCATAGAACTCTTCTATAACATCGTCTGAACTATACAGTTGTATCGTCATATTGTACCTGGAAAAAGCGGTATCTGTAGCAAACTACGTGTGGGGAGGAGGAGACATGGAGGAAGATACACCCAGAATACCACAGATACCTAGTATAACACAGTTTATATGTTATCTTTATGTTGTGTTACTAAAAAGAAGTATACATACATCTAGTATAACTGTCAAGTTAAACTTACCTATGTCCAACTATTTATTTGTTTTATTATTTATTTAGTTAAAACACTAAAAGTTTAACTTACCTGCTCCTGCTCCGCAGTTATACCCAGAAAATAGGGTCTGTCAAGCATAAAAGTGTACAACTGCGACAATTTGTACCCCTTCAAAAAACCACTTCTGTGTAGATATACGTATACACGTACCCATATACCCGGCGGTGGCCCTCGCCGCCCCCTCTCTTTTTGCTGTATCTTTTGGTTTTGTGCATGTTTTACCTACTAAGTTACTGTTTTTACAGCATAAACTAACTGATATAACCTCAATAGACTACTAAAAAGCGTTGTAATTATGCAACAATTAGGAAATGTGATCACAAATTAAAAAGGATGCACAAAATACATATCCCCTTGTGATCACAAAACAGGAGTACACCCACTTAAAGCAACGACACATTATATATACAAAAAAGGTGTTCTTACTTTGTTCTATATCAACAATGTTAAGTTACTGTTTTTAAACGATAACCAAAATTAATTTACAAAAAGTGAATTTTTTACTTGTGTTTTATGTTGCGGTATGCCCTTAATAGTACATCGAAAGTTGAATAACTTTTAAAAGAGTAACTGAATAAGTCTTGATCCTTTTAAATGCTGACACGCTTTTGACGGATACGGTGAAACGCCCTATCAAATACCAAAGACTAAAGACTAAAATAAATACTTGACTAACTAAACTAAATACGAAAGACTGAATATAACAAAACAGAATACTTTATCTAGCCCTAGTGCATGGATTTGCACAAGCTGACCAAATGAACCGACTAAGGAACGGTAGAGTTGTCCACTGGAAGTGACGTGGGTAAACGGTATATAAGGCCAAAACTTTATATACTACAACAGGATGCAACGCTTTGAAACCAAGTGCTATAGAACGGTGACTTGAATCAGTCCGTCATTAGGAAAAGTGATTGCTTTTTGTGAGGGTACATCCAGGCTAAGTGCGGCCAACCGTACCTTATGCTTGACATATGGGTTTGGGTGTGCCTTACTAAATGCAATCAAAGGAGGATTGACTATGTCTAACTACAAACTAATAGGCGTTGGTACTAATGCCAAAACTGTCAAGGGTGACGGTTCAGAATACTTGACCGCTATCCTATACATGACACCCTACAAAGTATGGGTTGAGACTTTGGGTAGATACTCAAACTCATGCCCAATGGCTGAACAGGCAGGTTGCATTGATGCCTGCCTAAATACTGCAGGACGTGGTGCATTCAATAACGTGCAATCAGCAAGGATGCGTAAAGCTCAATGGTTCTACAATGATCGTGTGGGCTTTATGAAACAACTATATCATGATGTGCAAAAGTTTGTTAACTACTGCAAGAAACGCAACATTCAACCATGCGTTAGGCTGAACGGTACAACGGACATTCAATGGGAGTTGATACCTGCAATGCCACACAGCAAGATGAATATCTTTGAGCAATTTCCTGAAGTCCAATGGTATGACTACACTAAAATTGCTAATCGCAGAAAAGCAAAAGACATACCCAACTATCACTTGACTTGGAGTTATTCCAACGCAGACCCAAGATATGCGGCAATGCTAGACACTGCCATTGAGAACGGTATGAACGCAGCAGTAGTGTTCAGATCAAACTTTATCGAAGTCAAACCTAAGTGTTGGCATACATGGAACGGCTACCCTGTCATTGATGGTGACAAAGATGACTTGCGGTTCCTTGACCCAAAGGGTGGACACATCGTTGCTCTCTATGCTAAGGGTGCAGCTAAGAAGGATCAAACAGGATTTGTACAGGAGGTATAATATGATCCAATACGGAGCAAAAAGAAAATGGGATATTGATGATGTGATATACACATATGATCAAAATCTAAATATGACATTGGCTGAATTGTCTAGCCTATCAGGTTGGACAGTAGCAGAATTAAAAGGGGTGCTACTATGTCAAACCCACATCTGATAGCACTAGCAGCAGACATAGCTGACTATTGCGTGAGCAATGAGTATCCCTTCTCAAACACTACTGAGGAGGATGAAAACGGCGATGAACGGTACACAGAGGAGTGCCAAGAAACATTTAACTTGCGATATACTTATATCCTAGATACATTGGAGGAAGCTTTTGATGGCAAAGTTTTACGGATACAAACAGACAAAAGCGCTTAGAGAAAATGGATTGGAGGATACCATGACTAAACCTAAGTACGTAATCAGTCTATACGACTACACTGGCGAGGCACTCAAGCCTTGGGCAGAAGCAGGTTATACTTGCTATGCCTTTGACATACAGCACGATGAAACAAAAGTACGTAAAGAATACTTTGATGGTGGTGGTCTGATACGCTACGTTCATGCTGACTTACACAACATCGGCAACCTCGATGCAATCCATGCCATGTTTGAGAACAAGGACGTGACATTTGCTATGGCATTTCCTGTCTGTACTGACATGGCTGTATCAGGTGCGGCACACTTCAAGCGCAAACGTGAGCGTGACCCATTGTTCCAACGCAAGGCGGCAAACTATGCTATCTGGTGTGCTGAGTTATTCCAAGCATTCGACTGCCCATACTTTATAGAAAATCCTGTCAGTGTGCTGTCTACTCTATGGCGTAAGCCCAACTACAGCTTTCACCCATACGAGTATGGCGGCTACATTGACCCCGAACATGCGGAGCATCCCAAGTGGCCTGACTACATTGCACCTATGGATGCATACCCAAAGAAAACCTGTCTATGGACTGGCGGTGGCTTTGTTATGCCTACCATATCACCAGTAGAACCAGAGACAGGCCACAGTAGACAACACCTCAAGCTTGGTGGTAAGTCTATGAAAACTAAAAACATACGCAGCGCAACGCCTCGTGGCTTTGCTCAAGCGGTGTTCAATAGCAACAACTCTACCATGCAATCCCTGCTTGGAGAGTACAAACAGAGAGGAGATAAACATGTTTGTAATACTTGCAACTAAATCAACCAATGACGGATGCAAAGGTTTCCGTTTCAACTTCCTTGGCAACAAGGGTATCTATCGTAAGCGTAAGGTTATCAACCGATACGGTAAGTCAACTGGTGATACTATGACTGGCTATCACTTTGGCAAGCGGTCTGTATACTTTCAAAACACCACACCAAAGCGTAAGCTTTATCACTTTGCAGGGTAGGAGGATACCATGACTGAATTTACTAGATCACAACTGAACTTATTGCGTAAGCAATTACAAGAAACTATCGATGGTGCTAACCTATCTGACATAAAGATTGAAGTAGGTAACTGCTCATATGCAGGTGGTGAGGCTACGTTCAAAGTCAAATGCGTACTGAAGGGTGCTAAGACTAGGGAACAGATTGACTTAGAATACTACGCTGAGTTACACCAGATCGACACGACTGCCATTGCCAAGCTGCAAGGTGAAGACATGAGCATCATTGGCTACAAGTCTAGGGCTAGAAAGAAACCTTGGATACTGCAACGACTACGAGATGGTGCTGA